CATTAATTTGGTTTAATGAAAAAAAATATATATTATAAGGTAATACAATGAATATATTCAAAAAAATGTATCAAGATTATTTCGGATATAAAAAATTAAATGAAATGCAAGATATAGAAGAAGCACAACTCATAAATAATCTTAAAGATTATAGAGGTGGCGTTGAATATATTATTAATGATCCAGCACAATCACAAGCAGTTGCAGCAGAAATTCGACAGTGGACTGAAAGAAAAGGATTTACTATTATAAAGCATACTATATCAAAATCAGGTAAAATTGGATATTTCTATTTTAGATTGGGAGATGACCCAGGCGAAGAATCACAAAAAATACAAGGTTATTTTGCACAAAAACCAGAACTAAAACATTTTAGGTTTAATGTTAAATCTAAAAAACCTAAACCAGTTATACCGAATAGAAAATTAAAAATATAAGTTATATGAATAAACGACAAAAGAATCACAAAACAATTGTCTCCGGAAATGGAAACGCAGTAAGTATAGTAGATAAAGATTTAAATTTTGCATTACGGGTTTTTAAAAGAAAAATAAAAGAATCTAGAATTTTAGACAATTTTAAACAGAAAAAAGAATTTATTAAACCTAGCATTAAACGTCGTGACGAAATTAATAAAGCGATTTATATTCAAAAAATCAAAAATTCTTAAAAAATCCTAAATTTTTAAATATTATTTTGTATTTTTATAAAAATATATTATTATATTAATATAATCAATTAAAACCAAAGGAAAAATGAAAAAATTATTTTTTATAGCTATTATAGCTACCGGAATGTTATTTGCATGTAATTCTAACGATACTACTAACGATGCTACTAGTAATACAACTTCACCTGAAGTAGTAGATACCTCTAATGTTGAACCAGTTATTACACTACCTACAGATAGTTTAAATTCTGAAGTAGAAAGTGAAGATTTACCGGAAACAGAACCACTAAAAGAATAAATTACTTTATTTATTACAAAGCCTAACATTAATTTGTTGGGCTTTTTTACTGTTTTTTTAAACTTGCTTATATTTATTGTAGAATACGCTATCAATCTTTATATAGCGTCTATAAAAAATTATTTATTCTTATTAAGATTTAAAATAATCTTATTTCCAAAAAACAAATTTAAGGAGAACAATTATGGCAAAATCAGATTTGCTAAAAGAAGCAATTGCGGATGCTAAAGCTGTTAAAGAAACTGCGTTAGCTAATGCAAAGATTGCGTTACAAGAAGCATTTGCTCCACGGATTCAAAATATGCTATCAGCTAAATTATCAGAAGATCTAGAAGATGAAAATATCGATGATGAATTATTATCAGCTGGTATGTATACAGAACAAGGCGACGATGCAGATGAGATGAGTTTAGGAGACGATCCAGAAATGGGGGCAGATCCAGAAATGGGGGCAGATCCAGAAATGGGTGACGAAATGGGTACAGACGTTGGAGATCTTTCAATTGATATGGATGGCGACGGCGAAATGGATTTCGAAGGAGACATTTATTCAAAACAAGAACCAGGAGGTGAAATGGAACCAGAAGCAGAAATGGAAGACGAAATGTCTGATGAAGAAGCAGAAGGTGAATATACCGACGACGATGTAGACGGATTATCTGAAATTATCGCAGAATTAGAAATGGAAGATGAACCAGAAGCAATGATGGCTGATCACGCCGGCGACGGAAGCGGTACAGATTCAGATGCACCAGATCCAGAAGATGAATTGGGCGAATCGATTGATGATATCATTAATGAAATATTAGATGAAGAATACGAAGATGAAGATCCCATAGCAGAAGATATTGAAGCTGGATCAGACGGCGCAGACGGCGAACCTGTAGAAGAATTAGCAGAAGCACTAGAAGCTCTAGAAGAATCTTATAAAACGGTACATCATCTTAAATCAGTTATTAATGAAGTCAATCTTTTAAACGCAAAACTTCTTTACACTAACAAGTTATTTAGAAGCTTTGAATTAACAGAGCCTCAAAAAATGAAAGTAATTGAAAACTTTGATAGAGCAAAAACTACAAGAGAAACAAAATTAGTATTTACTACATTAGCAGAAAGCTTTAAAAAGCCAACTAAAAAGCGAATTGTAAAAGAATCTTATGCTTCTCGACCTAGCACATCAACTGCTCCGTCTAAAAAGTTTAAAGAAAACACGCAAATTTTGTCTGAAGGATTTGAACATGCAAATCGTTGGAAAAAATTAGCAGGATTAATTTAATTAAAAAAAAAGGATAAAAAAATGAGTTTAGGTAACTTATTACAGAGTCCCGACGCATCTCAAAGAAAACAAGCGCTAGCGCATGTTAATAAATGGGAAAAGACAGGACTTTTAGAAGGTCTCCGTGGCGAGACAGAAAAAGCCGGAATGGCACAGCTTCTAGAAAACCAAGCAAGACAATTGGTAAAAGAAGCATCACAAACAGGTACTGCCGAAGGATCAGAAGAATGGTCAGGGGTAGCATTACCATTAGTAAGAAGAATCTTTGCTGAATTTGCAGCAAAAGAATTTGTTTCTGTACAACCAATGAATCTTCCATCTGGACTAGTATTCTATTTGGATTTTAAATACGGTACAGCACAACCAGGATTTACACAAGATTCAGATCCATCATCATTAAGCGGTCATCCATTTGGTTCATCTGGAGCAGCAGACTCAATGTTTGGTGTTACCAATACCGGTTCAAATGCAACAACCGGCGGTCTTTATGGAGCAGGTAGATTTGGATATTCAATTAATGATGTATCAACTAGTACAGCAACAGCAACTACACAATCAGTTGCAAATGGTGATATTACTGCTGCACAAATGTCAGCGTCAGTTAATTTTGATTCTGACTTTACAGATCAATCAGGTTTTTCGACTAATTATTGTATATTACAAGTAGAAACTGCATCATTAGCAGGATATGATCCAAAAGGTGTTAGAGCATTTGTTCCATCTACAGCATCATTTGTCGACGCAGTTTACCCTGCATTTACAAAATTAGAAAGTTCTCCAGGAAATGGAAAAATTGACTTTGTTATAAAAATCGGATCTGGAGGTTGGATAGATAATTCTACTAGTACAGTTAAATGGCATAAAGCACCAACGGATATCACCAGAGGTGATTTTGAAGATGATCCTAGTACAACAACTAACGGATATAGCACTGATGTTGATATTCCAGAAGTTAACTTAGAATTACAATCTGAAGCAATTGTTGCTAAAACACGTAAATTGAAAGCAGTATGGACTCCTGAGTTCGCTCAAGATCTTAATGCTTATCATTCAATTGACGCGGAAGCAGAATTAACTTCGATGTTATCTGAGTATGTATCAATGGAAATTGATCTTGAAATCCTTGATATGTTAATTTCATCTGCACCTACTACTGAGTATTGGTCTGCAGTGAATAACGAAGTATATAATAGTGCAACTGGTGTATTTAATCAAACGACGGCAACGACTGGTGGTTATTATAATACTCAAGGTGGATGGTTCCAAACATTAGGAACTAAACTACAAAAAGTATCTAATCAAATTCACCAAAAAACTTTACGTGGCGGTGCAAATTTCTTAGTAACATCACCTGCAGTAGCAACTATCCTAGAATCTATTCCAGGATTTGCAGCAGATACAGATGGAACTAAAACAGATTTCGCAGCAGGCGTTCAGAAAATTGGTGCAATTCATAACAGATACACTGTATATAAAAATCCATATTTCAAAGAAAACATAATATTAATGGGATACAGAGGAGCTCAGTTCCTTGAATGTGGTGCGGTATATGCTCCATATGTGCCACTTATTATGACTCCATTAGTATACGATCCAGTTAATTTCACTCCAAGAAAAGGTGTTATGACTAGATATGCTAAGAAAATGACTCGTCCAGAGTTTTATGGTAAAGTATATGTTAAAGGATTAAATAGTATTTAAGATTTAATTTTTAATATCATAATATTAGGGTGGATTTTTTAATTCACCCTTTTTTACTGATTTTTTTTGATATTTATATGAAAAGGAATATCAAATGTCATTTCGAAATATATTTAAAGACAAAAACGATGTCAATGAAAAATCTGTAATAGGATTCTTTTCATTTGCAGTAATGGTTATTGTGATAATAGTAGATATAATAACAGGATATACCGGTAAAGATTTAGTTATTAATGAATTTATTTATAATTCTTTTGTAATAATTACTTTAGGAAGTTTCGGTATATCAGGATTAGAAAAAATCTTTAAGAAAAGAGAATCGTAATAAAAATGATTTATTTTTAGACAAATTTTAATTAAATATATTTATATATAAATAACATTATGGCAGTCCCAAGAAGTAAATATTCAATGCAATGTCGTATACGATACACCGGCCGATTAGTAGACGTATTAGATCGAATCCGAGCAATACGATTAGTATTAATGGTTCATATAGAAAAAGATTTAGGCAAAGAGCATGAATTAGTAACAATAAAAATAATGACACAATATCCTGCCCGGCAAACAATGTTTGCGGTACGTAAAATGTGTATAGGAAAAATTGAAACTCTTAAGGATATGACTTTATTAGAAAGCACTCTTACTAAATTATTCTAAACATACTCGATATTTATATTAAAATAAGGTTTATCTATGGATTACAGTGAAAATAAACCCGTATGGCCCGGCAGCTCTTCATTTTCTGCTGGCAAGACTCCTTTTGGTTTTTTTGATAATGATATTGCATTTCAAGATCATGCGGATAAATTTGCTAAATATGCTGCACAACATATTGGATATCCAATTATGGATATAGAGTTGCAAGATATAAATTTTTATACAGCATTTGAAGCAGCTGTAATTGAATATTCAAATCAAGTTAATCAAGTTAATATTACTAATAATTTAGTAAATACAATAGGCATCCAAACTGGTTCGAGTTTCATGTCAGATAGTGGTTTTACTGGAGCTGTAGTTGGAAATTCATTTGGGTATATAACTAAGCTATCAAAAGCATATGGTACTGAAGCAGAAAGTGGTGGATATACTACATGGCATTCTGCATCTATAGATATGATACCAGGCAAACAAACATATAATTTAAAAACTGCAGCTGAAACTGCATTAGGATATTCATTATCTTCTAGTAATGGTATAGAAGTAAGAAGAGTATTACATAATGTACCACCAGCTTTAATTAGATATTTTGATCCTTTTGTTGGAACTGGTTTAGGTTCACAACAATTATTAGATCAATTTGATTTTGGAGGATTTTCTCCGTCAGTTAATTTTATGTTAATGCCTTTACATGCAGATTTATTAAGAATACAAACTATAGAATTTAATGATAGAATTAGAAAATCTCATTATTCATTTGATATTCATGGCGATAATATAAGACTATATCCAGTACCAACTAAATCAGGCTCTGCGTCTACGCCATTCTTTAAGAATGTTTGGTTTGAATTTATGTTAGAACAAGATAAAATTGATAATTCGGTTTTATTTGGTAATACTGCTCTTACAACAGGTGCAGTTTCAGATGCATCTAATATTCCATATACATATCAAAAATATAGTGCTATTAATGATATGGGTAGAGCTTGGATTATAAGATATGGAACTGCATTAATTAAAGAAATGTTAGGTCGAGTTAGAGCTAAATATTCTTCAATCCCAATCCCAGGCGGAGACGTAACATTAGATGGAAGTGATTTAGTATCACAAGGACAATCAGAAAAAGATACTTTAATTACTCAATTAAGAGAATTTTTAGAAAAAAATACTAAAGAACAAATGTTAACAAGACAAAATACAGAAGCAACACAAATAAATGAAATGATGGCTAAAATACCTCTTCGTTTATATGTTGGATAAGGATAAAATATGGCACTTTTCGGAGGTAAACGAGACGCAAGATTTATAGCAGCTATTAACTCTGAACTGATTAATTCCATAATTGATACAGAAATTGAATTCTTTAAACTTATAGTAGAACAAAGTAATTCAAATATATATGGAGAATCTGAAAATAAAACATATTATGATTCTATATTAATACCGTGTGTAGTTGAAAAAGATGAAAAAACAGCCGGCATGGATGAATATGGCCATTCATATACAAGATCTGCTAAATTTTCCGTATCTAGAGATTTATTAGAAAAAGCAGGATTTTATCCAGAAGTAGGAGATATAGTATCTTGGGACAATGAATATTATGAATTAGATAATGTCGATGCAAATCAATATTTTACTGGTAAAAATCCAGAGACTTGGCAAAATGGTGAAGAACATGGTTATAGTGTGTCAGTTGTATGTAATGCTCATGTTACACGACAAACACCACAAGCAATTAAAGATTTGAGATTTGGGGGAAATACAGAAGCTCCAGCATATAAAGGAAGATAATGGCTAGATTAAATAAACAAAATATTGACCGTAAAACTAATAAGCCAAATCCAAAAAAATCAGAAGGTTTATTAAATGATCCTATCTTAAATCGTGCTAATCAAACACGCAGAGATGATGATATAGTAACTACTCCAGAAATAACATTATATGATGTAGATTATGCTATGAAATATTATATTGAAAACGAAATAAAACCACTAGTTCATGCTAATCATAATTTAATACCAGTTCCTGTTATTTATTCAAATGGAGAAAAATGGGATAATGTAAGACGATTAGGATTTATCCGGGATGAAAAAGGAAAACTTCAATCTCCATTAATAATGTTAAAAAGAAATTCTGCAGCAGAAAGAGATAATAATAAAGGTTTAGATGTCAATAGACAAGTTCCTGGGAATCAAATTATATTTCATGCGGAATATAATAATAGAAATAGATATAATAAAGACTTATTTCCAAATCCATTTCAGCAACCAAAAAAATCTCAAAAAATATATTTAATTAATATTCCTAGATATGTAACAGTTGAATATGAAATGATGTTATGGTGTGATTTTACTACACAAATTAATGATTTAGTAGATCAAATATTACCGCATAGTAGATTTGCATGGGGTAATGAAAAAAATAGATTTACAACGTCTTTAGGCAGTGTTACATTTGAAACAGTAAACACTATAGGCGAAGATCGTTTAGTTAGAGCAACTGTACCTATGACAGTTAACGCAGCATTATTAACAAAACAAGAATTTCAAAATGAAACTATAAGAAAAATGTTTTCTAAAAAGAAAATATCTTGGAATACTAAATTAAATAATGAAGATGAAGATTTTACTCAAACTTCTACATAATAATTTTTGATATTTAATTTTTTTTATATATAATATATTATTATGAAGAAAAAATTAGACAAAGAACATTTAGAATCAATTCAAAAATTAAGAAATGAATTTGCAACAATATCAAATTTAATTGGAAATATTTCAATAGAACGGCATGCAATTCAAAAAGAATTAGATCATCTAAACCAAGAAGAACAAAAGTTTTTAGAACAATTTGAAAACTTAAAACAACAAGAAAACGAATTAATGTCCAAATTAAAAGAAAGATATGGTGATGGACAAATAAATCTTGAAGATGGAACTTTTACTCCATCATAGTTTTGAGTCAAGTAAACCATATTTATAAATAAAATATATATAGGAGTATTCTAATGGCAGAAAGAGTAGTTTCGCCCGGAGTGTTTACTAACGAAGTAGACCAATCATTTTTAGCTGGAGGAGTTGCACAAATAGGAGCAGCCATAGTAGGAACCACAGTAAAAGGACCAGCACTAGTACCTACACCAATAACATCAATGGGAGATTTTGAATCAATATTTGGTTCATATACTGATGAATCATATGTTCCACTTGTAGTTAATGATTATTTACGTAACGGAAATGTAATTACGGTAACAAGATTATTATATGAAGATGGATATACATTAGACAATGGCGTTATGGCTATTGTCGCAAAATCTGCATCAGTTGAAGTAGTAACAAATGTATTACATCCAACCCATGTGGTAACAACAGATGGGGTTGGTAATGACGTATTTGAAAGTTCTTCATTAACTGACGGCGGATCTGGAAGTTTTGAAATAAAATATTCTGGTTCATTTGCAGCCGGCGCCGATAGTGCTATAGGCTTCGATGGGGCAGGTACATTCTTAGTAACAGAAGGCGGATCTATATCTGGTTCAATTGTATCTACTGATAATAATCATTTAAATAAAGTTTTCGGTCAATC